ATGTTTATGGGAAGAATCGACACAGGCTATGTGGCAACAGTGATCTCTTGATTGCTTTGCGCTAATCTGTTAATAGCCGGGCTGTGCCCGCAGAAACCCTATTTCTCTGGTACGCCCAATGGCCGCCACCGTTCTATCCGGCACCTCAGGTGCCCTCTATTACAAGCCAGCTGGCACGTTGGGTCAGTTTGCTGAAAGCGATGTCAGTGTCGCAAATGACACTGTGACAGTTGCAACTTACCTGAACTTTAAGGCAGGTGATCCCGTCAAATTCAGCGTAGTCAACACTACTACAGGTGCTGCTGGCTCTGGAACGGTACCTGCTGGCATTACTGCTGGCACGATCTACTACGTGATCTCTTACGTGGCAGCAACTGGTGTAATGCAGGTTTCTGCAACATCAGGCGGTTCTACCATCACGATCACAGACGACGGCACTGCTGTTGCTCCAAACAAGTTCCAGGTTGAGTATTCAGCTTTTGCAGCTGTCGGCCAGGTTCGTGAGTGGAATTTTGAGATTACTCGTGACGAAATCGACGTTACGACTATCGGTGCCACTCCTGGGCAGTACGTTCCCTTCAAGACCTTTATTGCAGGTTTTGCTGATGGTTCGGGAAGCGCAACTGTGTACTTCACTGACACTGACGATGCTCTGGGCAACCGGATGGTCGAAGACGTGCTTCAGCGTGTTCAGACCGGTTGTAAGTTTAAGCTCTATACCGATCAGGTGTTCAGCAGTGGCACTTTGAACGACACTCTGAGCCGTTCTATTGAGTTTGAAGCAAACTTGACCACAGCAAGCTTGGCCATCAACCCTGATGATGCCCAGTCTGTTGAGATCAACTTCCGTCCTACTACGACACCGACTTTCGACTTCGCTAAGTCCTAATTCGTATTTAAAACAAGAAAAGCCCTGGTTTATCCGGGGCTTTTTTTATTGCACTGCTACAGTCAACACATACACAATCATTTGTATGGCTGCTGCATCTTCTTTGCGAGCAATTGATCGTCTTCGTAAAGCTGCAAACCTAGAACCTTCAAGGAAGGTAGTAGAACTTTCTGATGGCACAGAGTTTGAAATGTATGTGACACCTTTAACAATGGCTGAGCGTGAGCGTGCTCAAAAGCAAGCCAAGTCTGATGATGCCAATGCTTTTGCGCTACAGCTGTTGATTGCTAAGGCACAAGACGCAAATGGAAACAAGCTGTTTGCAGCTGGTGAGATTGACGTTCTGAAGAACGAAGTCAAAGATAAGGATCTGCAGTCGTTGATGCTTGGAGTGCTAAGCGAAGGTGAAGACGAAGCAGCAATCGACCCAAAATCCTAAGCGCGGAGCTTCGTAAGGACAATTGGCTCATGCTGCAATTTGGCGTTGCCAAGGAGCTTGGCATGAGCTTGTCACAGGTTCGCGCCACGATGACGCCAGAAGAGCTGCTTGGTTGGAGCGCCTACTTCAGCGTGATCAATGACGAGCAGCAGAAAGAAATGGATAAGGCACGGCGTAGGCGTTAAACTTAGGCATCGCAGTGCGCTGGAACCGTCGTGGCCTATAGAGCTGAGATTGAGATCGGCGTAAAGGGCGTAAAGGAGCTTGATAAATTTCAGTCTCAGCTTGAACGGCTTTCTAACGAAGTAGACAGAGTAAATAAAAAGAAATTTACTATAGGAAACTTAAGTTCCTACAACGAAGCTTTAAGGAAAGCAAATGAAACTTTAAATCAAACCGAAATAGAAACCAGCAAGGCAGGTAAAGCGACTGGCCTATATAAGAGAAATTTAGACGCTTTTGTTACGGCACTGCTTACCGCTAACAGTGCTCAAACTTTAAATAATAAATTAGTCAAAGAAGAGATAGATGGCAGAAATGCTGCCGCAAGGGCTATCCGTAATCAGGTTGAAGCGAATTTAGAGCTATCTAGAGCAAGTAGAGAGGCAAGCAACTTTGGAGGCGGTTTAGACCCTGTAGCTAAATCTATAGCTAGACGACGCAGAAAACTAGCAGGCGATCCAAACGTGTACGCCGCTCCAGCAGGACCTGTGCCTTCTGAGCTTCAAGGGCAAAGCTCTCCTGTTGACGAACGGATAGCAAGGTCTCTTGCTTTAGACAAAGAGCGCTTAAACGTAAAGCAAGGTATTGGCAAGGTACAAGAGTCTTTGGCAAGACTGGATGCGGCTTCAATCAAGCAACACAATGCGCGTCTTGATCTTCAGGCTAATTATCTTGCTGTTCTTCGTAATACAACGAATGAAGCAAAAAGAGCCAGCATCTTTGAAAAAGCAAGGTTAATTGCCCTTAGAGGCACCTCTGGCGAGCAGCAGCAAGGGCCACTTGCTCCTTCTGGCGCAATGGGCTTTAACGTAGCTCTGCCTATGAATAGAGCTGAGCAAAAAGGCATTGACTTAGCTCAGAAAAAACTAGAAATTGTCAAGCGAACTATAAAAAGTAGACAGCAGTTAGTAGGTCTAGCGGGATCGTTACAGAAATTAGACGTTAAGGCAAAAGTTGCGATAGCGGATACAAATAGAGAGCAAATAAGAACTAACCAGCTAAAAGAAAAAGAGTTGCAACTTGAGCAACAGATACAGGACAAGCGTTTAGCCAGAAGAAAACGTATTCAGGATGCAGCTAGCAGCGGAATTATTGGCGGTGCATTCCCGCTGTTATTTGGGCAAGGGCCTGCTGCTGCTGTTGGTGGTGGCTTGGGTGGTTTTGGTGGAGGTCTTGCGGGGGGACAGCTTGGCTTTGGCTTAAGTCTTGTTGGTACGCAACTTGGTGCTGCTGTAGATCAGACAATAAACAGTATTACTAACTTAAGCAGTTCGTTGCGCGAGCCAACCGCTGCTCTCACTGCTTTGGGCGAGGCAGGCATAAAAGTAAACAGCTCGGTTGCTCTACAGATACAACAACTTGAATCTGCAGGCAAAGCTTATGAAGCACAAGCTCTACTTTTAGATACAGTTGCTGAAAAATTAGGAGTAGATGCTGTTGCTCAACTGCAAGCGCTAGATGACGCTCAAGAGCAAACACAGCAACATATTAGTGATCTTAAGTCAGCACTAATTGTGTCATTGTTGCCTGCTTTAACGGCAGCCGCGCAAGGCGTAAATGCTTTTGCAGGAATTTTAACTAAAATTGGCAGCATCAAAATACCTGGTCCTGGCGGAGAGGAGCAGACGCTTGATATTCCTACGACGGCTGTACAAACAATCTTAAGTGCAATGGTGCCGGGCGGCCCTGCCCTCACTCAACTTGCTGACAAAGCTTTATCGTTGCGTCCTAAGCCCGAGCAGCAAGCCCCTGAGTTAACCCCGACGCAACAGTTAGCGCAACAGACCAAGCAACTAAAAGCCACTACAGACATCAGCTCTTCAAGGCTTGAGAACGAAATAACCGAGCTGATAGGAAAAAACTTAGAGCGTAATAACGACTTAACGGATGCAACAGTTGTTGCAAACAAAAGGTTAATAATAAGTAAAACACAGCAACTTAACGACAACAAGCTATCTGCTGATATTGAAGAGAAACGCCTGAATAACGCAATAGATAGCAACACGTTAGCAGTCGAAGGGCTTCAGCGAGATAAAAACAGAAATGAAGCAAACAACCAAAACTTACAACTTACTAACAGCATTGTCGCAGCGCAGGAAGCAAAGAACAAAAAATTAGGAAGCGGAGCCAGCAAACTTGCCAAGCAGAATGAGCAGCTTGCTCGTCAAGAACAGCAAGCCCGTGCGTTTACCGCCAGTCTGGAACGTCAGCTAGCGCAAAGCAGAGTTGCTGGAACGCAGCAGGCGAGGAAGCTTAAAATAGAAGCAAAGTATGAGCAAACTGTAGAAAGAATTGCCAACCTTAAGAACCAAGACTCTGCGACTGAGCAGGTAGCCCTAGCAGATCAAATAAGAAAGACTGAGCTTGCTAACCTTGAAACAACTGAAGCCAGAAAGCAGGCAGAAGCGATTAGAAGTGCTGTAGCTCCAATCAAAGGCATACGCGAAGGTCAAGAGGCAAGTCTTGCAGCATCTAAGGAGTACAACCGTTTGCTGATGGAAGGGGTATTGCCTTCTGAGGCAAAGAGAATTGTTGAATTTAATAAGCAGGTTGAAGCTTTAGTTAGACAAAAAGACGAGCAAATAAAGATTGCTAAGTTACTATTGCTTAGCTTGCCTGCAAACAGTGATCGGACTGAAGAGTACAGAAAGCAACTTGATCTGTTAAGACAACAGAAAGAAGCAATAGAAGGCGAAGCTGCTAAAGGGCCAGGCGCAAGCGATACGTCTGACAGAAAAACTATTGAAGACAGAGTTGCTCAGCTACAAGGTGAGATAACGGAGATGACAAAACTTGGAAACGTTGCTGTCGCTGTTGCCGACAATGTTGGAGCAGCATTTAGCACCGCATTCCAGAGCGTTGTAAACGGAACAAAAACAACGCGTCAAGCCTTGTCAGACATGTTTAAAACTATTGGCGAAAATTTTGTTGCCATGGCTGCCGATATCATTGCAAAACAACTAGTGATGATCACGCTCCAAACGATATTGAAGGCTTTAGGCGCAGTTGCTGGTGCTTCTGGTGGTGGTGGCGGTGGTGTAGAGGCAGCAAGCAAGCAGGGCACATTGACAACTGGGGGATCAGGTGATTTTGGCCTTGGTTCTGGCCCCATGATGGCTGACCCTAAAGGTATACTTGCCCCGCCTACAATTATGGCGAAAGCTAACGGCGGTTCAGTCTCAGGCGGGCAGCCCTATCTGGTTGGGGAGCGTGGCCCAGAGCTATTCGTTCCAGGGCAATCAGGCGGTGTCATGCGTAATGAGGACATGCGCTCCCTTATGGGTCGTTCTCCTGCAGCAGGAGGCGCAGCATCCATGAACTTCAGCTTC